ACCGAACTAGCGGAATACAGCGAAGTGAATGACACGAATCGCGCGCGTCACACAATCTAAAGGAAAGCCCATGACCTACCGCATAACCGCCGAGGAGGACCACGAAATCGATGAGGCTTACAGCAAGATGGAGGCCTATCGATTTCAGCGCAATCGCCTGCGGGATGCGATCAAGAAAGCAATCGCACTAATCGAGGCAGGCATGATTATAGAGGCCGAAGAACATCTCGCCGACACCCTGATGAAAAACGGCGCGACCCGTTGAAGAAAAGGCCGAGACAATATTTTGAACCGTGCTTATCCGGTTAATACCCACAAACACCTAGGCAAGAACGGAGGGGAAATGAGCTTTGATTATTTGACGGAACGGGACGTTGACAAGGAACGGCAAGTCGAAATCGACAAGCTAAGGGCTATAATCGAAAGCAGAGATTACAAGATTTCCGCTATCGAAAAAGAATTAGCGAGACTTCGCGGCCTGCCAAACCTAGCGCGGATGGAACGAATTGCTGTAGAGAACGAGGGCTTGCATGACTGGATGAAACAAGCGGCCGAAATGGAGGCTGACCGGGATGATTTGAGGCGGTTCGTTGAGTGGGTTGCAAGAGAATACGTCGAGGAAGTTGCCGGTAAAGAAGCCAGACGCGTCTTGGGGGATTTGGCCATGCACAGGAGGAATAGTGGGTAACAACCGGATAAGCATGGGATGAAGTATTGCAAGTATTGGCGTGTGCGCAGATAGCGGTAACGCATTGGAAGGAGGAAGGGGAGTGATGGGTAAGGAGGTAAATGAGTTAGCGGAGTTGGTTGGGGAGTTAGCGGGGTTGGTTGGGGAGTTAGCGGAGTTGGTTGGGGAGGAGATGTATTTTTTGAAGCGTCAGGTAGCGGCGTTGCGGTCGGATGTAGGGATGGTGATTGTGGCGTTAGGGACGTTGTGCAGTGGGGAGTTAGTGGAGGCGTTGCGGGAGAGGGCGGAGGTAATTTTGAAGGAGGTAGAGTTAGTGAACAAGGAGATTGGGTGATGCACACGGTGAGGGTGTGGGGGTCGTTGCAATGGCAGGTGATTTTGCAATTGCCGGGTGTGTCTGGTGTGATGGTTAGGACGTTTTCGGATGAGTTGATGGCGTATGAGTTTGCGAGTTTTTTGAATGGCGGGGATCGGCCGCGGTGGTTGGACGATGCTGGGAAGTGGAAGTGATGCACATGACGATGAAGGTTGATGGGGCTAATCGGTGGAAGGTTATATTTTGTCAGTATGATCGTGAGTTGCCGAATTATGAGATAGGGGAGTTTGGGAATTTGGTGATGGCATTAGAATTCACGAGTTTTCTGAATGGGGGTCCGCGGCCGATTTGGTTGGATGAGGAGGTTGGGAAGTGACGTGGGTTGCTGGGCCATGGAATGGGTCATGGTTATTGTGGGAGAAGCCGGTGCCGTTATTTGAGGAGGGCGATTTCATGGTGAGTGTACCGACTGCGTTACGGGATCGGGTGAATGATCAGAAGGAGCTGATCAAGTGTTTGCAGGCTGAGCTGCGGACGGCGAAGGAGTATGGGGAGGCGTATTTTGATGAGGTTGTGGAGTTGAAGATTGAGCTGGAGCGGCTGCGATCGGCATTAGAGCGGATAGCGGCGTCACCGGAAGGGGATTTGCCGGCGAACACGACGGAGGGTGCGATGTTAGCGGCGCTAGCGCGCGAGGCATTGAGGAAGTGATGGCTGTTCCGAACAACGATCCGTTTTTCAACATGGCTCCGATGGTTCCGAATGCGCCTGATCCTGGGATCACGTCGGCGACCATGATGGCGGCTACCGTTGTGGTTCAGTCGACGGTAGCGGCGGTATCGGTTGGGGTAGTGGTGACGACGGGGGTGAAGTGATGGTGATTTTGTTGATGTGTGTATTGGGCGGCTGGAACACGATCGCCTGTGTGACGACGGAGTATGCGACGATGGATGCGTGTTAGGCGGCGGTGAAGGAGTACACTGAGGTGGTTGGCAAGAACTCAATTTTTGCGGCATGCACGCAGTCGGGCTGGACCGACCGATGAATTATGTTGCCATTGGCATTATTGAGATCGTGCTTGGTGTTTGGTTTATTGGTCTTGGCGTTATTGCGTTGACGGTGATGCGGTGAACTTTCAGTCGCGCAAACTTTTAGCTGACATGTTTACGGCGAAGGCCGAGGCAGAGCGGCGCGAGGCGCGTTATCTCCAGACCCAATATGGCTGGTACGACGACAACGGTGTGCGTCAGGGTGGGCTGATTGCATTTGTCAGATATTTTTGGTCGGTGCTCGAGCCTGAGACACCGTTTGTGGATGGCTGGCCGTTATGGGCGATGTGCGAACATCTTGAGGCTGTGACTCGTGGCGAGATCAAAAGACTTTTAGTTAATGTTCCCCCCGGTTTTATGAAGTCGATGTTGACGGACGTATTTTGGCCCGCGTTTGAGTGGGGTCCGATGGGGTTGGCGCATTATCGCTATGTGGCTTTTTCTTATTCGCAATTGCTGACCATGCGTGACAACGATCGCTTTCGGACTTTGATCACGTCGCCGAAGTATCAAGCGCTTTATGGATTGGAGACTTCTGCGCAGTTAGGCAAGCGTGAAGGCAAGTCGATCGGCATGAGGAATACGCAGATTGTGAAGGTCATGAACAACTCGACGGGTTGGAAGCTGGCGTCGTCGGTTGGTGGCGTGACGTTGGGAGAGAGAGGTGATCGTGTCATCATTGATGACCCTCATAACATGTTGGAAGCTGAGTCCGACATTGAAAGATCCAAAGCTGTGCGATGGTTTCGTGAGTCCGTATCCAGTCGTCTTAACGACTTGGATCGTGGAGCGATCGTCATCATCATGCAGCGCCTGCACGAAGACGACATCTCTGGGACGGCCCTTGGTGACGACTTCGACTACGTCCATTTGATGGTGCCTTGGGAGTTCGATCCGGCGCGTGCGTTTGATGATGATGGCAAAGTCATAACGAACGAGATCGGTTGGTACGATCCGCGGGCGGATGAAGACGACATTGACGCCAACAATGGCGAGCCGGCATGGCTCGATCGGTTTTCGGAAGCGGCGATAACGCGGACCCGCAATGAGCTTGGGCCGTATGCATGGGCCTCGCAATACGAACAGTCGCCGGTTCCTCGCGGCAAGGGGATCTTTCAGCCGGAATGGTGGGGATTGTGGAACCCGGTCAACAAGACGTTTCCGGAATTTTCGTTCACGATTGCCAGCTTGGATGGCGCCTTTACGGACGATGAACAGAACGATCCGTCTGCTTTGACGGTTTGGGGAATTTTTGACACGACCACTGGCAAGCGGGGGATCATGCTGGTGGCGGCATGGGCCAAGCATTTGCAGTTCAGTTCGAAGCGGATCGAGCGGGCGCCGACTGAAACTTATTCGATGTGGAAACAGCGCACGTCTGGCAAATGGGGATTGATCGAGTGGGTGTACGATAGCTGCACTTGGCTGTACGGCCGCGAGTTCAAAGTTGACCGATTATTGATTGAGGATAAGGGGCCGGGACATAGCGCGGCGCAGGAAATCCGCAACCGTTATGGGATACATGAATTTGGGGTTCAATTGGTCAAGACTAAGGGGGATAAAGTCTCGCGCGCGTTAGCGATTCAGCCGATTTTTTCCAATGGACTGGTGTGGTCGCCGAATTATGATTGGGCTGAACTGGTGATTCGGCAAGCCGCCAAATTCCCGTTTGATAGACACGACGACTTAGTGGATTCGATGACGCAGGCGTTGCGGTTCGCCCGCGATGCCGGCTTGCTGCAATCTGACGAAGAACGGTCCTTTGCCGATCGGGAAACGATGACGCACCGACCCAAACAGAAGGCACTGTACCCGGTGTAAGGGTGTCGCCATGGGGTGGATCTCTGGCCTTTGGCAAGCCGTTAAGAGGTTTTTCAAGCGATCCCGGTCTGTTCGGGAAAAACAGGTAAACGAGGCTCCGAAATCAAGCTCGTTTACCCCTCCTGGGATGGCAAACCTGTCCTATGGGGGTGCGCTTGATGGGACCAGCCCCGAAACCATGGCCAAGCATTTGGCGCAAATGCCGATGAATCGGGCGCAGCGGCGCCGGGTCAGTGCTTTGGAACGGGCACGGCTGAAGCACGACAAGTTTGTCAAGCCGAAGGGACCGGAGCCGCTGCCTTATGAGTCGCGCGAGCCGGCGCCGGCACCAACGCTGAAGCTCCCCGCGGGGCCTGTGGCTGAAGTTCCGGCGGCTGAAAGTGGGGTGAAGGATGCTGACTTAGTCATCGCCGACCACTACTGGAACGATCCGGAGGGTGAGAAAGTCCTGTACAAGGAACAGGAGTTTTTGGGCGAGTTCTATTTCCGCGACACCATCCTCGATCAGCTAGAGCGCTACTTTTTCTATCTAGCGCGGATGAAGCGGCGCGATCCTGGCAGTTATGGTTTCTACCGGGAATTAGGCGCGACGTTGATACCGTACTCGCTGAGTAAATGGCTCGATGATGATGACGAAGATGATGGCTACAGCAAATTTGATATTCTTAAGCACGCCCAATTGAGTGAGTGGTTCAACAAGACCCGGCCGGCGTTCGGCTGCGTGGCCTATGGCACCGATCCTTATACCGAAGGTAAGGAAAAGCAGTTCACTACAAGTCTGAAGCGGGCTTACTACCGACCGAAGTTTCTGTACTTCCGCAAATATCAGGTTCCACCTCCGACCGTGCAGCCGATGCATGGTGGCGATGTGTATGGCATGACGCTGTGGTGGGATCGACCCGGTATTACTAAGCGCGGCGGTTATCCGCAGGAATACTGGGTTCACGTTTCCAAGGATGGCAAGCGTATAAGGCTTCTAAAGGAACTGGACTTTCATGGTGGCTATTGGCGCAGTTGGCAGATACCGCCGACTTACCAGCGCTGTGCCAAGAAATATCATGTCTCGGCTGAGTTGTTTCTGGCCGCTTGTTTCTGCGATGCGGCGCGTTATTGCGAGTATCCAAATTATGCCATGCTGCGGGTGTCAGTCGCCAATGACGAGGACATGCATGCAGTATTCAATCTAGAAGTGAAGCGCACGCCATATTTCTTTAAGGA